TTGGGAGGTCTTCAACTTTAACTCCCTTGCTTAAAATACAGTTCTTGATAACTGTTTTAATCGCTGTTGTAATTTGCTTTGTGTCTTCACTTTCTAAAGCAATTACAAGTAGTTTTTCTTCTTTAACAAGAAAAGGTCTGTATTGGATTGTTTCTCCTGATGATGGCAACTCAAGTTCATAAGTTGGCGTAGCAATCTTTGGTAAAGGCATGATGTCCTATAAAATGTTTCAGTGTGATTATTTATGACTAACGTCTGAGACCCTGAGTACCCTGGCGAATTTGTGTTGGCGTTGGAGGAATTGCAGCAGGTCCAGCACTGTTAATTGCCGCTTGTTCTCTTGGATCTACTGGTGGTGTAACTACATTATTAGGGTTGTTATCAGATGAATTATCCATTCCTTCTGTTATCGGTGTTGAAGAAGAGTCCCCTTGTCTTATATAATAACGCATGTATGACATAGAAACCGTGCATTTCAATAACGAAGATGAGTCATAAGAAACTGGCATTGATGAGATACTAATTGGAAAGGAATTAACAAAATAATAAGTTAACATCCCCGATCTTGCTGCATTACCTCCTGTGCTAAGAACTCCCCCACCACCCAAACTACTTTTTTCAAATTTAGTAATTTGAAAACCTTGCGGATCCATGTAAGAATCAGGATAGGCAAATCCATAAAAAGCGTTTGGTTTAGAAGCACTTATTCTTCTGTCATTTGCACTTTCAGCTACAGTTTCTTGTGATATAAATTTAATCCATGTTTCAAAAAAATCAATAGCACCATATCTCTGAGATTCTACATAAAAAGTCAAATCAATTCTATCATCATAAACTCTACGATATGCGTGTCTTTCTGTAACACCAGTATGATCATTCGTTAATTCTAATGTTGCTAAAGAAGATCCAGGTAAAGATGCCTCACAACACATTAAATTAATTTTATCCTCCAATACAGAAGGAGTTGCGATTGATTTTTTTGCAGGATTACCAATCGTAACATAATATAAAGAGGTAAGTGCTGGATTTAGCAACTTACTCTTCATATCTTTAATGCCTAGTGCTTTTGGTCCTATCGCTATTGGCATCTATAAATACTTTTTGATCGTGTATATTATGTAGTAGGGTTAATGGCAGAAAGTATCAAAAGCAAATACAAACCCTCCTATCCCAAGAAATACAAAGGTGATCCTAACAATATTATTTGTCGTAGTAGTTGGGAGAGAAAGTTCTGTCATTGGTGCGACCTGAATGAAAGTATTTTAGAGTGGGGAAGTGAGGAGTTTTATATTCCTTATCTCTCACCAATAGATAAAAGAGTTCATCGTTATTATCCAGACTTTATTATCAAAGTCAAAGAGAGCACAGGTCAAGTGAAGACTTATGTAATTGAGGTCAAACCAAAAAAACAAACCAAACCACCTGTGAAAAAAAGCAGAGTTACCAAATCATATATTCACGAGTGTGTCACCTTTGAAGTGAATCAATCCAAGTGGAAAGCAGCGAAAGAATTTTGTGCTGATCGAATGATTGAATTCAAAATTATCACCGAAGAGGAGTTAGGTATCCGCTGATGGCAGAAGGTTTCGGTCAATATGTAGATACTAGCACAACAGCACGAGTTAGAGAACTCAAAAAAAGAATTTTAGAATCTGGAACGAATGATCCAGAGGACTTAATGATGATAATTATGGAGTTGTTTAAGGAAGAAGTATTATATCCTGAACCAGGAAAGTTTTATACCTTTGTTTATAATCCAAAAACTCCAGAGATTGAATACGACCAGCACCCACTGATTGCTTGCACTTCATTAGAGCGGTGGGGATTTAAAGCAATCAACTTTCACTGGCAGCAAGCAAGACAATATACTTGGAGTGAGGTTGCTGGTAAACTTCATACAATCAAATTTAATGAACTTGATGAGTTACTTGCGATACCATATGCAAAATTCCGTCTAAATAAATAAAAAACTTCATCAATGTCTCATACTTTACAAACAATTGAGATGCAAAGTTCCTGTGTAAATGGGAGGAACTTCTGATGGGAATTCCGTCATTTTCTGGTTGCACATCTGGGTCATACTGTAGTGATCAACAAGCAACAAAGGTTGGTGATAAACAAACACAAATTTATCATAGGACTGTAACGACTCTTACTGGGCAGGGGCCCGCATATAGTGGATCAAAAACAGAAACTTATATTATAAAACCTAATGCTGCGGGTATTGATACTTGGACTCTTGCTGCAACAACAACTGATGGGGGAAAAACTCAAAAATTTACAGCTGCGGCGGGGGCAGATCTTAGAAAATCAATGGCCCCTGGTGGAAACATGTATAAAAATGTCCGGGCGCAAGTTCAAAAAACATTGACTGATGGTGGAGCGAAACAAGGATTAGTTACTCTACCAGGCACTAGTGGATCATTAGAAAAAATAACACCAGAGCAGCAAAAAGCAGTTGGGGTTATTTCTCCAAATGTAGGAGATTCGTCGACAGAAGATGGAACAGCACCAACCAGTCCATTGTTATCTAATCCACTAACAATAGGGAAAAGCACCAATTTATCAATAGAAGAAACTTTAAGATATCCAACTTCTATAGGAGAAGGATCTCAAACCACGAAACAAGATTACATTAAATTCGATGTTCTAGAATATGGGACAAAATCAATTCAAAATCCATTACAAGGTGGTATTGGGACAAGAACAAATACAGCAACAAAGACAAGTATTATACTTCCAATGCCAGGATCAATTAATGATGAAAATTCAGTTATGTGGGGAGGTGAAGATTTAAATGCTATTAATGCTTGGGCGGCAAACAAATCACTTGCAACGATAGAAAGTCCAGGAAAAGCTATAGCAGAATTTGCGACTAGTGATATCACAACTCTAACTACAGACCCTGCATATGGAAATGCATTAAAACTCTATCTAGCAGGACAAGCAGCAAGTGTAAATAATTTATTAGGAAGAAGTACTGGCGCAATCATTAATCCAAACCTAGAGCTACTATTTCAAGCTCCTACCTTAAGACCATTTACGTTTAATTTTAGACTATCGCCAAGAAATTTAAATGAGGCAAATGTAGTTAAACAAATTATTAGAGTTTTTAAAGAAGCAGGATCGGTTAAAACTGTAGACCAAGGACTATTTTTAAAGGCACCAAATGTCTTCAGAATTAAATACATTGATGGATCAACTAAAACGGAACACAAATCTCTTAATTTAATTAAAGAATGCGCCTTAACAGCGTGTCGTGTTAACTATACACCAGAAAATACTTATATGACCTTTAATGATCCTAATCATACTATGGTTTCATATGAATTAAGTTTGTCATTCAGCGAGTTAGAACCAGTAACAAGTGCAGATTATGCTTCAAATACTTCACATCCAATAGGTTACTAGTATGTCATCTTACTTCAGAAACGTTCCTAACTTTGAATATGTCAGTAGAATTGCTGATAAGAAAAATATTGGGGATTACATTGCAGTCAAGAATCTTTTTAAAAGAGTCAAGTTAAGTGATGATCTCTTTAACAACCTCCAATACTTTTCAAAGTATAGTATTGTGGGTGACGAAAGACCTGACAACGTTGCATTTAAGTTTTATGGAGATGAAACTTTAGATTGGATTGTTTTACTTTCAAATAATATTATTGATGTGCGAGAAGAATGGCCGATACCTCAATCGTCTTTTGATAACTATCTAATCAAAAAATATGGATCGTATGAAAACCTAGAAAAAGTAAAATATTATAAAACAATAGAGGTAAGAAATAGTCAGGGATTAGTGATTGTTCCTAAAGGTCTTATTGTTCCACAAAATTATAGTATTACTTTTTATGATTATTTCTTAGATAAAGAGGTTTTGGAAACCGATATAACAGAGGAGTTTACTTTTTATGATTATGAGATTGAAATTGAAAATGCGAAAAGAAACATTTACCTTTTAGATAAAAAATATGTAAACCTGGTCTTAAATGATGTTGATCTGTTAATGGAATACAAAGAAGGTTCCGAACAGTTTGTGTCCAGAACCTTGAAAAGAGCAGATAATATTAGACTTTACGAGTGATTACATATCCACAAGTTTTTGGAAGTAATCAAGAGCATCATCTTCATCTTCGTCAGTTGAAGACTTTTCAACATTCGGAAGTGTAGGAGACTTACTCTTACGATAAGATTCTTCAAGTTCTTGGACTACTCGATCTTCTTGAGTAGGAGTTTGAACGTAAGACTCATACTCATCTTCTTGTTCGAAATTAGAATGTGCGTTAGTCTTTTGTCCTAGAATCATTTTCATACGACGCTCAAGTTCTTCGTATGTTTTGAATTGATCGGGAGAAGTAAGAGCAGTAAGAGAATACTCTTTCTTCCAGATTGCTTCCATCGCATCATCATCAGACAGGAGAGGTTCAATAGGACCGAATTCAGACTTGTCGTAGTTCCAATAACCATCAACCTTACGAATCTTCAGTTTAAAGTTTGCACCTTGCCAGAAGTCAAAAGGATTGATTGGAGTTTCATCTTCAAACTCAGGTTGCATTGCTGCCATAATCTTGTCAAAGATTTTCTTACCATATTTAAACAGAAAGACTTTATCTTCGTTTTGAGGATTCACGGGATCCTTCACAACGTAGATATTGGAATAGTAAGACAGTTTACGCTTTTGCTTGCGGACAGTTTCTTTATCTTTATCGCTACCACTGTTCCACAGTTCACGATTGTACTCTGACACAGGATCTTTTTGACCCACTGTAGTCAGACTATTTTCAATATACCATCCACCAGGACCTTGGAATCCGTGAGAATAAATCTTAGCCCAGGGAAGTTCTTCACCATCTGGCGCGGGCAAGAAACGAACTACGGCAAAACCGTTTCCAGTTTTATCAAGTTCAGGTTTCCACAAACGGTCATCATCGTTTCCGCTTGTTGTATTCATCTTCTCTACTTCTTTTACCAGTTTTGAAGTTAGAGAACCAAGTTTGGATTGCTTTTTAAGATCAGAAAAAGACATTGGATTACCTCGTATTAAATTAGATTTGGCTTTTAGGTACTTCGTTATTCTACCAGTCGGAACCAGTTTTGTCAATTTGCTTTCGCATTGTATCTAACAGGGCACTCATATTTCTAAAAATGACACCCATATCGACATTAGGAGGAAGCCCCATCATTGAAGCAGATTCGACAATTCTATTTTTCATTTCCTTTGCTTCAGGATCATCAGATAAACTCAATCGAGTATAAAGAATCTGCTGTTTATTTAACAGACTATCAAGGAGATCGACATGACGAATTTTCTCCTCTTGAGACATTGTAGGAAACTTAAAAACATTTTTGTAAATTTCCTCTTGCAATTCAGAGATTTCAGTCATCTCTGCCCGAACAACTTCGGAATCAAAAAAACTCATTGATCCTCCAGAATAATTTCTTTCAAAATTTTACGAAAACGAAATACATCAATATTTAGAAATGGATTATATTTTTTAATTCTACGACTGACGGTTTCCCACACTGGGTCCTTTAATTGCTTATCAAAGTTATTCCCGTAAAGGAATATTTGGTTATAGATGACCATAGTTTCCAGGCTAATTTTCCCGCTCAGGAACTTTTTTAGAAGGGGTGGATGTCCCTTTGAACAACTAAAAACTTCTTCAAATTTATACTCTTCAAACAATTGCTGAGTTTCTTCTTTAAAAACGTAAGACAATGATTGAATTTTTTTCTGCCAATTTTTATATCTACTCTCTCCCTCTTTAATCATCTCACCAATCCACAGAGTTTCTGGATCAGGACAAGATACAAAGTTAGCAACAAAAAATTCTAGAACTTCTTGGTCGGACTTTTGTCTGGAAATCTTTTCAAACCACATTCTGTCCTTCCGTTTATAGAAAGATTGAATGGTTGCTCTTGATTTGCCACAATACTTAAAATAATCGTAACTGTCTTTGGTGAAATGATTTTTCAAAGACAAGTAACATTTATAGGAATCAAACGGCATCATTCAAAAAAGTAATATAAGGATTTTTTACCAGGAATTTTTTTCCACTAAAAATGAATTAAAACACCAATTTTGCGCGAGATGTCTTCTTTAGAAAATTAAGTTCCATTGCTTCATACTTAATTTTCTCTTTTAGTGGTTTTGAAATGAGTTTAGGAACCGACTCAATATCAATATTATTCATCTCGCAAAAATAAATGATCGCATCAATATAATTCATCTCTGCGTTCACCTGGACGAGATTCTCAATTTCTTGAGCGAACTTAGAGGGACAGAAAAATTTACTTTCTAGTATCTTTTCTAATTCATTCTCCATTTGACCCAGTATTGTGACGTACAAATTCTTTAATATAACGAACTAATAACTTAATATAATCCCCTTTGTTTCTTTTGTCAAATACTTTTACTTCACCACCAGGAGTTACCATAATGGTGATAAGTTTTACGGGGACGATATCTGTGAGTTCGTAGTAAGCAGCAGCATAGAATGTTTCTTGGACAAAATAATTTTCAAGCCATTCTTCTGGTTTAATTTTTTCTGAAGTCTTAAAGTCAATGACCGCGAGTTCGCCTTCATATT